CTGGGTCGAAACCAGCAACAGGGCCGCCTGGTGCAGAACTACCTGTAAATCCACCTGTTCCAGCGGAGTTAGTTGGTGATGCCTCTGTTAAGCTTTGGAAAGCATTCTCTTCTCTGAGCATTTGCTCTTGGTTTTCAAGGAGAACAGCAGTAACATTACGTCTGTGTTGATCCTTAATCGCATCAGACCCTTCGTGGTCTAGAAGCGGCGCCCACTTTTCAGTGAGCTGTTGGTAATTGATGTTTTGTTGCATCGTTTTGTAAGGGTTGGTTGTTAAAAATTAACGAGTTCCTATTTCATACGTCCAAGTGCTTCAAGATAAGCTGCCATTGCGCCAGTTGCTGGCTCTGTATGTGCTGCTTCTTCCTTAAGTTCTTGAGGTGCGGACGCTGTGGATGGTGTTTTCTTCTGTCCGAAATAAGATTCTTTCAGAGTTTCGATCTTTCCACGATAGGATTCTTCACTTTCAAACTCAACACCTTCTGCAAGACTTTGTAGTTTTTCCTTTTGGGATACTGCAAGTCCTTCAGCAACGTCGTTAAAGATAGAATCGGCAGTTGATTCACTAAGTCTTTGATTTAGTGCAACGTTCTTCTCTATCTGCTCGTTGAGCTTACTTTCCATTTCATCAAGTTTGTCCACCATATTCTCTAGGACATCATATTTATCTTCAGGTAGGGTTACATAATGTTCTTCAAAAAGCTTTTTCATGCCTTCCATGAATGATTCTGTCATCTCAGTCTTGATTCCTCTTTCGACTGCGAGGGCATTTTCTTTCAACCATTCGTCGGCGACATATTCGAGGTATGCATCAGTTCTCTCTGTGAGTTCAACTTTAATTTCTTGAACTTCCTCGTTGAGTTTCTTAGCGTACTCTTCGTTCAGTTGATTTTCGATATCTGTGATCTTAGCATTTATAGATGCCTCAAAGATCGTTTTTGCTTTCTCTCTGAATTCCTCAGAAAGTTCCTCGCCAGCAAGAAGTGCGTTAACATCTTCTTCGATTGCGGCGTTTAGATCGACTTTCTCCTCTTCAGCAACTACCTCTTCACCCTCTTTAGCGGGCTCTTCGGCAACAACTTCTTGAGTCTCATCGACTTCTGCCTCTTCGGCATATTTTGGTGCAGTAGGCATAGGATCAGCTTTTCCAGCGTTCTTTGTTATCACATCCTTAACTTGCTTAATAGTCGCTGTTGGCGTCTTAAGCATGTTACTGTTGTCATCAGGCTTTGAGTTCTCAGGTGTAGGCCCACCAAGATCTTCAACAGCACCTTGACCATCTGGAACGTAGTTTGGTGTGGTTGGCATTGGGTCGCCCTTAGCTGCTCCACTATTTACAGCGGTATTGGATTGCTGTGTCTTTACTTCCATTTCTTGTAAATCTCCACGAGACATTTTGAACTCTCCGTCTAAAAACGTGTTAGATATCGTATAATCTATGTTTATTTATTAAATCAGAGATTTGATAGGAAGTTCTGGAAGATTTCCAGTTTCTTCTCGTCAAGTTGTTTCTGATCTACTAATTTATTTATAGTTTTTTGAGTCTTCTCAATGACTGCCTCTACTGCCTTCTCAGGTTCAACAGCTGCAATCGCTGGGTGAGTCATAGTTTTTTCTTCTACAACTGCAATCTGTGATTCTCTTGCTTTGAGAATTCCAGCTTCCCAGACCCAATCAACTCCCTCCATAATACCATTCACAAATGCGTCTGGTGCTGAAGGATCTGCTACTATATCAGCAGCAGTTGCAAGCATGAAATCTTCACCGACAACTTTGTAGCCTTCGCTAGTGTCTTTAAGACTTCCCATTCCTCTTGATGATACTCCAAGAGTAACACCGTCATTTAATAATGACTGTGCGATTGTACCCATAGGTGTATTGAGGAGTTGTGCTTTTCCTACAAAATTAGTTCCTTCTTTATGAAGGTCTACTATTTTGTGAGATACTCTGTCAAGATTAACCGTTGGCCCTTCGGGGTGTCCCAACTCACCAAGAGCACGACCTTTGCCCACAAAAGCTTCGTTGTATCTTGTTACTTCTTTTTCAAGAGTTTCCACAGGATAAAAACGTCCATTTCTGTTCTTAAGGTTTCCTTGTAAAAAGATACCCTCAATAAACATATTCTTCTTACCGTCTTTTTCTTCGATAAGAACCTTGGCGGTTTCGATCTCTTCTGTGATGAGTTTCATTAGTTAAGCCTCAGGTTGTTCTTCTTCTACTTCATCATCTACAGGCTCTGCCTCAGCGACAGGTGCTTCAACTTCTGCTGTATCCTCAACAGAACTAGGTGTGCCAGGTGCTTCGTCTGGCTGATCCTGTACCTCTTCCTCATCATTAAGATAGGGATTTGGCCCACCAAACATGTCAGCGGTGACTGCTGGTGTTACAGTATTGATATTCTCTTGTGACTTGGCATAAAGGATCTCTTTGATCTTATCATGCACATCAGCCTGAGCATTATCAGCTGCAATCATGTCAATTAAATCATTATCCATAAGGGTTAATATAGAATAGGATTACTTATTATTTATATTTCTCCGCCTTGAGGCATTTCTGGCGCCTCTGTGGCACTACCATCTATGCCAGGTTCTACTGGAGCACCCATACCCATAGGATCAGGATTCATTGCCCCGCCTGGAAGTTGTTCTGGATGTACACCCATCTCAAGTTGTTGAACTTCCATAGGATCTGCAATAATACCATCTTTTATTTCTTTCTTCATTTGTTTGTCAATCTCTATGATCTCCTCGTCTTTTTGTTTTAATATATGTCTCCTTACATAATCAGCTGAGAAATATTTTCCGACATAAGGATCGACAGCTGCAACAACTCCCAATCTTTCATTCATTAACTCAGATTCTTTGAGTTCTGCAAAATGATTATCGTAAACAAAATCAAATTGTATATGATCTGATAGAATTTCCCAATCTTCTGGAGTTACAATGTTCTTAAGAATACATTGTGTCTTAAGCATATCTAAGAATAGATGAGAAAATCTCTTTCTCATTCTACCAACAAACTTTGTGAACTTGATCTCATCTCTGAGTATCTCAGATGATCTACCTAAGTTAAATCCTTCACCTGATCCAGCTATACGAGATTCTGGAACTCCAAGAGCTCTGTATAGTTTCTTCTGGAAGTATTCTATATCAGATAACTCACCTAAATTTTGTCCGCCAGGCAATGTGGTGATTTCAGTTCCTCTGCCGCCCTCTCTTCTAGGTAGCCAGAAATCTTCAAGCATACTCATATGCTTTCTGTCATCACGGATTTCACCTGTGCTTGCATCATATACAAGTTTATTTCTATAACGATTCATCACCTCTTTAAGGTATTGTTCCGCTTTGATCTTAGGTAAGTTACCCACATCAATATAGAATATTCTTCTCTCAGGAGCTCTTGATAATCTGTATATGACAAGACTATCCTCAATCATTCTGAGTTGATTCAGTGCCTTGATTGACTTATGCAAGTAAGAAAGTATAGTTTGTTTATTTCTATCTACTAAACCAGAGTGGCAGAAAGTGATAGCATCTGGTGCAATCTTTACTGGTTTTTGTCTACTTGAAAATGGACTCTGACCAATAGCACCTAGAGCATTTTTAGCTTGGTGTTGATTTGGATCATATTGATAGAACTCTTCTATCTCTGGAGATTCTATCTGATCTGGACTGCTTGCGTTGACCTGTGCTATAGCACCCTTTAGAGTAGGATCTACTTTTAATCGTCTTACTAACTTTATTTTTAAGGGATCAATATATCTTACTTCTTTAATTCCTTCTTCTGGTTTCTTGATATCTATTACCTTATGATAAAATATTCTACCATCAACATACCAGTTCCTTAAAATCTCATGGCACTTACTATCAAAGTCCATGATTTCTTTTACTTTTTTAAATTCTTCTCTGATTAATTCTTTTAGCTTCGCAGATGCTGGAAGATTCTCCAAATCGAGTTCGACAGGAGAATCATTCTGGTCTGAAACTATTGCTTCATTTATTATATCTTCAATGGCAGAGTCCACTTCTGGATGCAGTGCCATTTCTCTATATCTTTTTATTAACTCGTATTCTGACTTAAATACACCATCAATATCTACATACTGGCCATAGAAACCACTCGAAACATAATAGTCCGATGAGTCCTCCCGATTCTGAGGAACAGGAGAGACGACGTTCTTATTTTGATCGTCGTCTTTCTCTATTTTAAAACCAAATAATTTAGCCATTAACTCACTACTACTGGGCTGTCCCAGTTATTTATCAATATATTATAACACGAATATTATGTTATGTCTACTGGTTCTGATTGTAACCTGTTAAGAAGGAATCTGTATCCTCTCCTCTGTAGGCATCCCACCACTGGACTTGTAGATCCACTGTAAACTCTTCAACAGAATCTGACTGATCGTATGAAAGTTCGATGGCACTTACGTTCGTTGGGAATATTCCGTGGAACTTATAAGTTTTCAATACAGGGATGTTGGAATTATCTGCAAGAGCTTTCTGGAGTTTACCAGTGCTATCACCGATATAGTTTTCGGGAGTTTGATAGTTTGGTTGACCATTGATTGCATCTCTACCTAATTGATAGACATATGCATTTGTCTGGTAATCAACAGGAGTCACTTCTCCAGTAGCGTTGTCCACACGGTTGATTCTATTCATCCATGCTTCAAATGCGTTTCTAAGTCTGAATGTCGTGTCATTAATGACTGTGATTGTCCAAACATCGAATGTCCTATCTCCAGCAATCTTGAGGTTTCTGCCTCTGAATGGAATATCAATAACATTGATATTTGATGCTGGTAGGTTTGCAGCCTTCACCATGAATCTAGTATCCAAGGCAAGTTCTTCGTTTGAGATCTCTTTCGCTATACCCTCTGGGTAAACTAGTTTTACCTCGAACAGGTTAGGACGAGCACCTCCACCAACCAACCTAGACCTAAATGAGTCTATGGTTCTTTGATTGACGTTAGGTAAATTAGATGGCATTTTCTTTAAATCCTCTTCGTGACGTATTTAGTAAAATTAAACAGATCCAATCACTTCATCGAAGCTGATGCCAGTTCTAGTTGCAACGAATGTTAATCCGATGAAGTTAATAGAACGTGCAGGCTTCACGAAGATATCTGCCTTGAAGGTATTTGAATCAATAACATCAGGTGTGTTATTTGACTCATCACATATGACTACGAAGTCGGAAATACCTCTCTTAGCCTGTACATCACGAAGATATGGTTCAACAATGTTCACAAAAGCAGTTCTTGTGAGATCATCATTAAATTCAAACAATTGAGCTCTTGCTGCTCTCTCGATAGTTCCTTCGATTGTTAAGAACAAACGACGGACGTTAATTCTATCAAAAGCAGAAGCCTCTTTTTGTGCAGTCTTATCACCGAACAACACAAGACCAGCGCCAGGTGAGAATACAACAGGGTTGATTCTCTTAGGATAGAGTTGATCTCTCTGTGCCTGTGATGGATTGTATGCAATCTTAACTGCATTGTTGATAGTTCCTCTAGTTGCACCAGCTGGTGAGAACCAAGGGAATGAGTTGATGGATGTTCTTGCCATCAATCCAGCAATATCACCATTTAGAGGAATGTATCTAAATGTATTGTTGAATCTGTCAAAGGTGTACTTGTAACCAGAGTCAAATACTGCATATGAACTGGATGTCAAACTCTCATAGAATGAGATAATGTTTGAAGTCTGTTGATCTGAGTTAGTTAAACCAACAATACCATCTCTGTAAGGTGAAATACATGCGATGCAATCCTTACGAGTGGTAGCGATCTGGATCAATTTATTTGCTTTTGCTTGAGCTTCGTAAATTGAATTTCCACCAGATGGCCCTTGAATTAGATAGTTAACTGAGTATTCAGCAGGGTTATCTAATACAGTATAAGAGGAAATAATATCTCCTAACTCACACTTGTAAGCACCAACAGAACCGTAGTCATTACCGTTTTCTAGTGAGAATGTTTTAGGGCCAGCACCATTGAATGTTTTTCCTTGTGCCTCTGATCCCCATGTTCCACTATTATCAAGAGTGTAACCACTTAAAGTGGAATGTTTAAGAGCTAAACCAGTTTGTGCCGCTCCAACAAAAGCGAAGTTGGAGAAGTTTGCAATGTAGTTCTTGTAGTAGATATCTGTGCTTGGAGATATCTTAGCATCTGATGCCTTGGATAATCCAACCCATTTCTCTATGATAGCACCAGCAGTACCAGTTACTGATCCTGAGTCATCAACAACTAATACATGGAATTCGTCGTATCTAGAATTTCTTGCTTTAGCATACTCAGTTGTGGTTGGTGCCTCTGCAATCTGATTCCATTTGATTGAGGTATTTACAAGACCTAAAGTTTGTTCGTTGTACCAATCTTTGACAGTGTTACCTTCTCTTAAGTAAAGTCCACTACCAATACCAGACATAACTATAAAGTCTGTATTTGCAAATGCAACTGTTGCTGCAGTATCCATTGTTATTTCTGGATTACCACCAATTTGAGTTTGAACATCAGTAACATTACCTGAGTAAGTTCCGTTGAGTGACTTGATTTGGTCGCCAGGAGAAACTTTC